GGCGGCATGACGATGTCTGGCATGCGCACTGACTATAACGCGCACGTCCACACAAATCCTAGCTGGGCTCCCCTACCTTATCCGCAGATGACGCCATGATTTTTCCGAATGACAACAGCATCACCGTGAATGGTGTATCGGTAGACCTTGGCAGTGCGCAATCGGATGCGCTGGTGCGTGCCGTGATCCTTTCGCTGTTCACATGGCGGCGTGCTGATGTTGGCGATGTGCAGCCTGGTGATTCTCGCCTTGGCTGGTGTGGTGATTCTCTCTCTGCAATATCCGGTGACAAATTCGGCTCCCGCTTGTGGTTGCTGGCCCGTGAAAACGTAACCCAGCGCACCATGCAGCGCGCAAAGGAATACGCCACAGAGGCATTGCAGTGGCTCATCGATGACGGCGCATGTGCATCCATCACCACTACGGTTGAGCGGTTTGGCCGCAATGGCATTGCTATGGGCGTGATTTTATACAGGGCAGATCGCAGCGTTTTGGCTGATCTGCGTTTTGCTGATATCTGGAGTGCTATCAATGCTTGAACGGCCGAGTTTACAAACGCTGGCAGATCGCATCCGCAATGACATTCTGGCGCGGTTCAATGCTGATGATATTTTGCGCCGTTCGGATGCAGAAATTTATGCCAGGGTAGAGGCGCTGGCCATGCATGCCATGTATGGCTATGTGGACTGGCAAGCCGCGCAGATGTTTGCGGATACGTGCGATGAATCCATGCTGGATCGTCATGCCACATTCTGGAAGGTGCCACGTAAAGTGGCGGCACCGGCAACGGGCAGCGTGACCTTTGCCACCAGCATTGGCGCTGTTATCCCAGAGGGTACAGTAGTACGTGCGCTGGATGGTGTTGAATATGCCACCACCGCAGCCGCCACGGCTGTTTCTGCATCCACTGCGGTGAACGTAGAGGCATCTGCTGCGGGTGCCGCAGGAAACCGCGCAGGCGGCCAGAGCGTGTTGCTTGTGCAGCCCATTGATGGCGTGCAAACCACGGCAGTGGCCGGTGTGCTATCTGGCGGTGCTGATATTGAAACCGTGAGCGCCTGGCGCGCGCGCATTCTGGCGGCCATGCGCAAACCGCCCGCTGCTGGCACGGCCAATGATTATGTGATGTGGGCACTGGAAGTGCCTGGCGTTACCCGTGCCTGGGCTTACCCGTTAGAGATGGGTCTTGGCACAGTGGTGGTGCGCTTTGTGCGTGATGATGATGCGAGCCTTATTCCTGATTCTGGCGAAGTGGCTACGGTGCAGGCCTACATCGATGCGCTGTGCCCCATCACTGCCACCATCACTGTGGCGGCACCTGTGGCTGAGGCGGTGGATTTCACCATTGCTGCCACGCCAAATACCGCTGAAGTGAAAGCCGCGATTACTGCTGAGCTGGAAGATCTGTTGCTGCGTGAAGCTGAACCCGGTGGCACATTGTTGTTGTCTCATGTTCGTGAGGCCATATCACTGGCCCCCGGTGAAACTAACAGCATTCTCACTGTGCCCGCTGCGGATGTAACGAAAGCCACTGGCAAGATTGCCACGCTGGGTACTATCACATGGGCTTGAATCTGGCCACGGCTGATGATTACAGCCAGGTGCTGCATTCTCTGCGGCCTGTTGGCCCTGCCATGGTGGTGGATGATCCGCTATTGCTGGGGCTCTCTGCTGAGTTTGCGCGCATCCATAACCGGCTGGCTGATCTTTTGCAGGAATCTGATCCGCGCCTTACGTATGAGCTGCTGACAGATTGGGAACGTGCATTCGGCTTGCCGGATGCCTGCTGTGGTTCTGAAGCCAGTTACCCCGCGCGCATCAATGCGCTGGTTGCCAGGGTACGCGGTGCCGGTACGCCTACGCCCCAGTTTTTTATTGATCTGGCTGCTGCCGTTGGCTACACCATCACCATCACTGAGCTGGTGCCGCACACTGTAAACAGTGCTGTGGACTATGCGCTGTATGGTGAAGAAATTCGCTTTGTGTGGCAGGTAAATTCCTCACTGCAAACGGTCACTGAATTTGATGTTAGTGACGATGTGAGCATGGCGCTGGCTGAGTGGGGCAACGCCATTCTGGAATGCGTGATCAATGCTGCAAAACCCGCCCACACCTATGTGTTGTTTTCCTATTCAGACCCCGTCGATTTAACGCCGTACATGCGGATTACTGAGACCGGTGAAATACGCATCACTGAAAACTATGAAGCCCGTCTTGTTGAATATTGAGGAATAACCATGGCGCTGAAAGATTCTGAATTTGACCCGGCGGCTACCTTAACGGGTGCCGAGTTGGTGCCGCTATTACAGGGTGGCTTTAATGCGCTGGCGTTGTTGTCTGCCATAAAGACGTATGCCAATAAAAACGTTGTTACAGCGCTGGCATCTGCCTCTGGTGTGCTGACTATCGACTGTAGCCTGGGTGATTATTTCACTGTAACGCTCACTGAGAACATAACCAGCATCGTGTTCACCAACAAAGCCGGTGCAGGGTATGGCATGACTAAGATGCTCAAGATCACGCAACACGCATCTGCCGCCAAAACGGTGGCATGGCCTGCCTCGTTCAAATGGGCTGGCGGATCGGCGGGGGTAATGTCCGCCACATTGAGTGCATATGACCGGCTGGCTATTACTAGCGATGACAATGGAACGTCATGGGATGCAACATTAGCCAAGGCGTTTGGATAATGAGCGGCTTGCTTGCGCATAGGGGGTTGCTGCTGAATCAATTTGATGAAACCGCGCTGGCATTGATTGTGCGGATGTCGCCGGCCCCTTCAACAGAAATACAAAACGCCATCAACACTGCCATTATTTCCCTTAAGGCTGGTGGGTGGTTGCCACGGTTTAACGCTTTGTATGTTCCTAAAAAAGCGGGTGCGCAACAGAACGGTTTATTGGATTGGGTGAGGAATAAAACGGCGGCATTGGTTGGTGCTTCCACGTGGACAGCGGCTGATGGTTTTTGCGGTGCTGCATCGGCTGGGGCATATATAGATCCCGATTTTATACCATCAGTGGATGGCACGCTCATGACGGCAAACAGTGCCGGCTATGGCGGGATAATCACTGGCCTGCCATCGGCAACATCAAATATGTTTGGTGCTGAAGGATTTACAATAGCTGTATTTGACGCAGAAAAAGTACCTGTAAATAGTGAAGTATACGTCAAGCCTGTTCAATTATCTACTGAGCAACCCAAGTTGGCTGTTTGGTACGGCCCAATGCCTGAATCAAATGGTAAGTCTAATTGGACTGCAATACTGCACAGAGCTGATGAACCTCTTGGTTATGACGGACATATTATTGACCGCTCTGAATATCCAGATCGTGTGCGTTATGAAGCTGATCTAGTTCGCTATTTAATTGGTGAACTAGAAGAAATGCCGGGCATTCTTGCTTATGATGCAGACAAACACAGTGATTATGTTGAACCAACACAACTAGAATCAATTATTCAAGATACAATAGAACACGGTACTGGATTTGCTATTACTGATACTCAGATGGGTTTAGAACATCTGCTCTTTGATGAATTAATTACTGAAGATTCTTATAATAAAGCTAAATCTTTAATAAAAAGTAATACTGACATACAAAAATATCTTGAGTTGCAGGATCTATACGACTCAGTAAAAATTGAATCTGAAAATGATTTAATGAAACAGTATGATGATACAAAATACAGCGAAAATATTGATAGATATAAAGAATTAAGGAAAGAACTAGATTCTTATTTTAATGCAGATGAAGTTGGTCATGTAACAGCCGTCTTATTGGATATCAAAAATCCATATAAAGAAGAAATCGCTCAAGAAGATTTACAAAACGATAGAGATTCATATAAAAATGGACACGATGGAGCATTTTTAATGAATGGAGAACATTTTCTAATAAAAAATAACCCTGAACAATTTCACATTTTAACTAAGCAAGAACTTGATAAAATAGATGAAATTAATGCCAAGTATGACAAAGCATTAAAAGATATAAATCTATCAGAACAAAAAAATACTTTCGCTGAAGATTTCCAAGCGGCTACGGCACAACAGAAGCATTCTGTTTTAGGAAGAGAGATTTCTCTTAAAGGTGGAAAGATAAAAGCCACCATCAAAGTCAAGGAAGGTAAAGCCAATTACTTTGGAATGAACATTGGATCGCGCAATAAGGTTTTGGCGTATCTCAAAAAGCATGGAACATTACCGGAAGTACTTAACAAGGAGAATGGATTCATTGAAGCCAACAGAGAACTAAAAGTTCCAGAGCTGGAGAATGAAAACGGATCATACCAAAAGATTCCTGATGGATGGGAGTACCGATTACAACCTAATTTTACTTATACCCTATTTGATGGCAAGCGTGCTATTGTAACTGACGTTGATCCTAGAACAAATACTCAGTTCTGGGCTGGAACATCTAACTCTTACAAAGCTGAACTTTCCGATGGCAGAACAGTAAACCTTGTTCCGGAGAAGTACGGACAACTTACTATTGATGATGATGGAACAGAAGTAGAATTGAGTTTAGTATTTCCACGCGTTGGAGAAAAGAATGTTCAAGTAGTCCATGGTGTACCGGTATATGTAGTTGGAGAAAAAATGTATTCCCATGAAATATCCGTTGTTAAAGATGGAGTACCAGTAAGTACTGTTTTTGGATCAGAAAGTATTTCTGTTAAGCAGGATCAGGTGGAGGAGCAAAAGAGTCAGGTTATGGATTGGCTCGATAGAAATATTAATGCCCTCACTAAACTCAGAAAAACTCAAGCTAATGATGCTTTGCTTGGAGTACCCATATACATCACCGAGCTTGCTTTAAAAGCATTCAGAGCAGTATATAAAAGCCTGAAGGGTAATGAGCAGTTCAGTCCTCGTGTAGGAGAGATCATCTACAATAAAATGCGCTATGCACAGGATATCAATCCTGATTTAAAGGTAGATGTTAACGATCCGTTGTTTATTGAAGCTTTTGTTCATGCTTACAATAAATTCAGATCATCACAGCCAGGTGTTGTTATGCAGACTCCAGAGATTGTTTCATGGTATGAGGCAAATAATGGTTCTGAAGCTGAGTACTTACAAGCATGGGAGAAGCGCATGCGCACTATCCAACGTCCATTGATCATTGAGAAAGATGGTAAGTACAGCGTTATGCTCAATAACAAAGCTGTGAAGTACCGTATCAATGAAAAAGCAAAGGAGCGTGTTGCCTCGGATCTTACTAAAGTGGAAGCGGAGAAAGCTTTATCTGCTTGGAAGAGAAAACAGGATAACTACATTGATGCTGTTGTAAAAAGCACAAAAGAGAAGATCAGTAAACCATTTGGTTCTGCAGGTCTATTCAATAATATTGATATTGAAGAAGCTTTTCTAAGTGAAGAATTTGAGGGATTGGATAATGAGGCTCGTGTTCGTCGGTTCCAGATCGAGAATAACATGAAAGCTTTAAGCAATCGTGTTCGGATATTTTTCAAGATACCTGGCGTGGGAGAAAGTAATGTTCGCGAAGAGCTTGCACTTGCTTCCAGACAGATGCCTGCTGGAAAAAAGACTCCTGCGGATATCAAGAAATTCTATACAGAGCATCCAGAACTCGGATCAGACATCAAGAATTTCTTGAAAAACATGAATCTTCCTGATAACTACTACGTGAGTTTGTACCAATACATGCAAAGCTGGGAGAAGGAAGAATTTCTGTTTCTTACTCAGGCAAGCATTGGTACCGGATTAATATCTCTTGTACAGAACACTCTTTTAAAGCAGAAGGTTGAAGCTTCAGCACTAGCTGTTCGACTAAAGGAATATGTTGCCAAGGCTTATCTTAATAATCAAGATAAGGAAGACCGTCGTTTTGAAGATTGGAACAGTATGTTAAAAGCAAATGTTGCTCAATACAAACTGTTGAAAGAAGTTCTGTCAAAAACTATTAGTTCTGTGCCTGGACTGTTTGAGGCAATCAAAAATTACGAAGGAAAAGATGTTACCATTAATGAGTTAATGAAGAACTATTATGCTATCAATAGAAAGATAGCTGAAACAGGAACTGCTAAACTTAGTGAAACTGAACTTCAAGCAGTAAATGAAAAACTTGCTGCATACCTTCAGGCGATACAGCTTATTTCAACGGAGCTTGGTCAAGCACGTGCTATCACGCAGGAAATGATGGATAGTGAGATGAAATTCTTTGAAGCTCATACTGGACTTACCAAACAAGAGCTTTTAGCTTCTACCGTTGCCAGCCACAATAGCTTAAAAGGGGGTAAATATGGACATGAATACATCATTACTAATGATCCTTCTGTAGATCCTGTTATTGAATCTTCGATGCTTCATATGATTCCTCTTGGAAAGAATCCTCAGAAAAGCGCAACTTTATTTTTAAGTCGTGTTGTTCAGGATTACAATGCAACATCTAAAAATTCAAAAGGTGGGCTTCCAGCAACATTAGATTTTTTGCTTACGGAGAAAGGTCGTGCATTTGATACGGGTCGTGGGAAATACTATGTTTCCTTAATTAAGAAGGTTGCCACTGGAACGACTTCAGGAACCGAGATGATCCTTGCGGAAAGATTTACTTCTGTTAATGGCAAGGGAGCTGACGGTGCTAAGTTGAATCACTTCTTTAGAAGGCAGTCTAAAAAGATTGCTTCATTGGTAAACTCAGAGAAGTTTAAAAACAATGGATTCGTTCAGCTACATAAAGATGCTCCACCGGCAATCAAATGGATCGATGGAATTAAGTTTAATGAAGATGCTAAGAAATTAGAATCTTTTACTTCAGATGAGATCCTAGTAATGTTTGCAAGCTTTTATCTGAACAAAGCAAAGGACACTGGTGTTTATCTCCATCCTATAGAGATCCTTGGGGATCGTATTACACAGATGGCTTTTGTGCCTACACAGTCCTACAGCTTGGCTAATGCAAAGAGCTTGGCGGGACCAGAAATGGTTACGGCTTGGAATAAGTCAAAGAATCAGATTACTGAAGCATTAAAAAGAAATGTTGTTGCTCTCCGACTTGGGGAGAAGATCTCAGTTGAACAATTGGCAGAAGAACTATTTTACAATTATGCTGTAAACAAAAAGGACGTTGATGCTGTCTATCACGGTAGCCAGGCTCTATACAAAGGTGGATATGATGGAAAGGTAAAGCGATCCAGTCAAGGTGGTTCAACAGGTATCAATCCGGTAATGGATTTGGTAGGTGGAGTGAAAAAGCACACACGAATTGCTGTGATTAAGGATAAAGCAGGAGCTTATTATTTACTTGGAGAAGAAGATTCTAGAATAAGAAAAAAAGTTGCCGATGGAACGGTATTCATTGCTGAAAGGTATTCAGATGAAACAGCAGTAAGCACTGGTGGGCTTTATCACTTTGATGGAACGATAAAAGCTCAGATCAATGAATTTGATCCGGTATCCGATAGCAGATTATTATTAAAATCAAATTGGGTTGTACTCACAGAACAGCATGCTTTAGATTCTGGAGGAAAGAAAGGTGATCTGTATAAAATATGGAAGGCTTTAAATAGAAAGAATAATCCTTTGGATATTGTTGCTTTTGATTCTGGAGCAAAAGTTCGTAATGAAAAGAACGATCTTACAGTTGATAATCTAGAAGCTATTGATGAAAGCAAAGTATACTTAGCTGAAAGTGCTGATATCATTTATCAATCAGACTTACGTTTTGATCCAGATCCTGCGAAGATGGAATTTGAAGAAGGGGAGTTTCCTGTTCAGCCATATCGCTATATGATGCAGTTTCCTGAGTTCGATGAACTAAACAACAGTTTCCTTACCCAACAACATGAAGGCTTTGTACAAGCAAGCAGAGACCTGCTGAATGCTCGTTCTGTACCCTATCTATTTGTAAACTTCTTAATGAAGAATCTTAAGGATACTCCAGAGGACAACTTCATTCGAAACATTTTAAATTCATCTGAAGGAGTACGTCCGGACGGTCAAACAACTTTAGATATTGATCAACTGGTAGATCTTGCTTCAGAAGATACCAATAGTTTCTTAAGCAAAAAAGAGCTTGTCATTGGCGAAACAATTTTACTGAAAGACAGTAAAGATGAATACAGCAAGTATGGTAATGCTGAAGGAGTCCTTGTAAAGATTACCGATACTGAAGAAGCTGAAGATGGAAAGACAAAGTACACAGTAGAAATCATCAATAGCAGATATATCCGAGGTGGTGCTGGCTTTGAACAAAATAAGATCAACAATCCTATTGTTCGCGAGCGTATCATGGGAATCGTAGGAAACTACGTAACCGGGAAAGCTGTACACAGAAAGATCAACCGTTTTGCCATGCAAGAGGTTACTAGCTATGGAATAGAAGGTGATGCTACTTTATTAAATGCTCGAGTTGAGGTTATCAACGGAAAGAGAGTATTATCTCCTGGTCAAGCTTACATTCCTAAAAGACTGGAGAAGCAGTGTATTGAGCGTGATGGAAAGAAGTACTTATTCATTATTCGTGTACCAACAACAGAGATGCATTCAATCAGTTTGGTTGAGGTCAAAGGTTTCCTTCCGGACGAAATGCACAATTCTATCATAACGGATCTTGCTACTCAAAGTAAGGCTGGTTCAGATAATGATGGTGATCAACGTTTCTCCATGACTGAATACAAGGGAAAGAAGCTTACGGATAGACAACTCAACGCGAATAAAGTTGTTGATGTGATGCTGAAGATCTTTTTAAATCCCGACAACCAGAAAGCTCTTGATACTCCGATCGACATTGATAAAATCAAAACGATTCTTACGAGTTTATCTAAAAAAACATCTCCGTCTACCGTTAAAACGTACAATGGTTTAATTAATGAATTAAAATCAAATCAAATATTTGTATTTGGCAGCAATCCTGAAGGTAGACATGGAGCCGGAGCAGCTAAAGTAGCTAACACTAAATTTGGGGCTATTTATAAACAAGGAAGAGGATCACAAGGGCAATCCTATGCATTGGTAACTAAAAATCTAAACCCTGGCTATATAGAATCTTCTACTGGAATAAAATATGAGAAGTCGGGTGAAAAAAGTGTAACAAAAAATCAAATTGAACAAAACATTGACGAGTTGTATAAAGTAGCATTAAAAAATCCAAATAAAGAATATTTAATTGCTTACACTGCAAACGGATCAAACTTGAATGGCTATTCTCCTCAAGAAATGGCTAATATGTTTAGTGCTTTTTCAATACCTTCTAATATAGTTTTTGAAGAAAATTTTGCTAAATTATTATCTCAGTCAGATAAAGAGGCCCTGAATGAATTGGATGTTACTTCTGCTTTGTTCATGTGGAACAACAATGCCGACGCTAAAAAAGGAATTGGTATTGCTGCTAGAACATTGGGTATATTCCAGTACTTGAAAAAGTGGGGTGCTACCATTCGTCCAGTAGTTACTGTTGGTGGGATAAAGCTAAATTCCTTTAAAAGTGAAACTGTAGCTGAAGGACAAGTAATCAGTGAAGAGTTAGCAAATTTGGCTAATGTGATTGTGGATAATGCCGCGGAAACGATCATGCTTCCACTTGGACTTACCCAGAGCACAACGAATCTTTACTTTGCCCTGCGTATGCTTGGATTACCAGCCGAACAGATTACCTACCTGCTTACTCGAACTGATGTAGGTAAATACTTTGTATCGGGATTACAGAACTCTAAAAACATTCTAAATGATGATACCGATTATGGTGTTACTGTCAGTGCAAAAGAAGAATTTGGAATAAAGGAAGAGCTTACTGATTTTGAGATAAAGAAGCTTTCGAAGGCTACAGATCAAGAGCATTTCCACTTGATCAACTTTGCGATGAAGGTTTCAAATGAGATGTACCGGTATAGCGAAATGATGAAGATCAATGAGGATGGTATTCTCAATGAATCGGATTACGTGTCTGCTTTGAAGGTTATCAAGCAAACTAAAAAGATCAGTTCTTTGGATAGCACCAAAAATAGAGATGTCATTACTTTCCCGAAAGATGAGTATCCTATTGTTAGTAGACTCATGGTTCCTTTTAGAATGGCTTTTGATGCAGCGAAAAGTACTTATGCCAATAGTATTTTTGATACAGTACCAGGAAGCACAGTTTTAAATATCCTTGCCGGGAAGTTCGGAAGAGTGGATTATAAAAAGGTATTACGCGCGATGAAGCGAGTTGCTTTATCTTCTGCCTTTGGAATTACTGAAAAGAATATGATGACTGAGAAGCAGGCACAGGCTTTTTACGATGAGTATATCGGCAATAGTGTTCTTTCCGAGTACATCAAGTTCAATGGAAAGATTGAGCTTACTCCTGGAGTATCTATGGCTGAGGCTCCACAAGGAATCGTTGACGAGATTACTTCTATGATAGAAGGGCTTGCACCAGAGGTACAGAATAAGCTTGTGATGTATCACATTGCACATTATGGCTGGAGCTTCAATACAGGCTTTGCAAGAGCATTCCCACCATCAATACAAAACATGGTTGGTCAGAAGATGGGAGAGATCCAGAATATATGGAAGCGTGTAGATAACAAAACTGCATTATCTGTTGTGGCGAAGATTGCTGAAGCAATTCCTTTTGAAATAGCACGAACATTAGAAAAAGAAAGGCTTAATGAGGAATTAGAAACTCCTGTCGATATATCAAGAGATCCACTGGTGATAACAGATGGTAAATCTGTTTATGTAGCACAACAGCAAGCTTTAGGAAAGGTGTACCGGTACAAGCTTATATCTCAAAAGAAGAAAGGTGATTTTACTGTACTTGGTGTTACCAACCGTAGAGAGGAACGACCAGCATTTGATAAACTACCGTTCCACAATCCTTCAGTGAAGACAATGACCTTCGCTGGAATTGGAAGTAGAGAGATCCCTGCTTCTATGGAAGCACAGGTTAAAAAGGCTATTGCTATGATCAAGAAAGCAGGAGACTATGCTTTACGTAGTGGTGGAGCTATTGGTGCAGATACCATGTTTGAGAAAAACTGGGGTAGTGATAAAAAAGAAATCTTTATAGCAGAAGATAAAAGTGGAAAAGTAATCTATACTCCAAAAACAAATCCCGAAGAATTTCAGGTTGCTAAAGAAACACATCCAAAGTTTAATGCTGTTACTTCTCCAAAAGCAAAAGCTTTAATGGCCCGTAATACAAATCAAATTTTTGGTGTTAACCTTGATACTCCAGTAGACTTTGTTTTGTGTTGGACTCAGGACGGAGCAACAACGGCAGAGCAGACTTACATCACTTCTGGTGGTACAGGGCAAGCTATCCGTATGGCTTCCATGAAAGGTATTCCGGTGATCAATATGCTGAATCCATCATGGGAAATCGAATTACAAACTTTACTTGATGGAAACCTTGTGGCTCCAGTATTGGTTGATGTAAAAACTCAATCACAGCTTGATGCAGACAAAGTACTTGGAAAAGTAAAGATTGATGGTCGTAAGTTTGGAAAGCAGAAGAGCAAGTATATGCCTTTGGATTCCGATGGCTTCTACATAGGCAAAGGAATTTACCTTGATGATAATGGAAACCTTTATGAGATAGCAAAAGCCACTATCAGTATTTTCAATGGTCAGGCTCCATCCAAAGGAAACATCCAGAACATGGGATATAGTAGCCTTGAGGATCTAATTAAGGATTACCCGCGCATCAAAGAAGCTATCGACAACCAATCCAATTTAGCTATCTACAAGATCACCAAAAGAGGATCCATAAACATTGCTCCACAGGAACAAGCAGAACAGCGAATCAGTCCATCTCCAGCACTCGATGGAGTAAAGATGTACAGATCATTAATTCAAGAACTTGAAGTTGTTCCTGGTCAGGAAAACAATGTATATGTGAAAACAGATACTGGCTGGGTTTTAAGAAAAGCTTCTGATATTGTTTCAAGAGTTCCTTTTGGAAAGCACAATATCATTATCGTTGCTGGCAAAGAAGGTTACGGTGCTATTGAACCGGTGACTGGACGTATTGTTGCTACCAACAAAAACTTTGAAGCTCTTCATGATGATGTAGGTGAGTTATTCTTTAATACAGAGAATGGACTTATTGATTTGGGAGAAATGCTTTATAATGCAAGACAGGATTCTTCTTTAGATATAATCAGTCCACAGTACCAATGGAAAGATGGTGGTGTAAAGTATCAGACTGATACCTTGAATGAGGCAAAAGCGCATGAAGATGTAGCTTTTCAGGATTACGTGAGAGATCAGCTTCATAAGATTTTCCCTGATGTAGCTTACTTCACTGATGCCGCACAGTTTCAAGGATTCTTGGACAAGCATTTTCCAGGAGAAATTTTAGATATCTCAAAGCTTGGTGCTGCTATTGAATCGGCTGGTGTTTACATTAATCCCAATACTGCGGTACAATCAACCAGAACGCACGAGTATGGTCACATATACTTTGATATACTTCCAGAAGGAAGAATAAAGAATGCGATCAGAAAAATGTTTATTGATGATAAGGGTATTTTCGACGAAGAAGCTTTTGTGATTTTACTTGGTAAGCAAGCAGTATCGGATCTTCATGAGAATTACAAGGGTAAGAGCACACTTAAACAGATTATTGATTTGCTTAAGGAGTTCTGGTCACTCATAAAGCTCCGTATGAACAGAGCAAGCAAAACCGACATTGTGAAGCTTACCTCACGCAAGATGCTTCGCGGAGTAAAGCGATCTGGACAAGCAAGTAAAAAGACTAGCCAAGGATTAAAGTACATGACTGGAAACATGCAAGTCGATACTACCAGCCAGATGCTTATGGACATGAATAAGTCCTACGAGGAAGGTCCATTTCAAGGAGAGTTCACGGTAGATGATCTTTCTGTATTGGATAACTTGGATGCTGTCTGGGGAACTAATATTAATATTAATAGAGATTTAGCCCGAACTACCAAGAAAACAATCAATGGTAAGTCATATCCTGTTTATAAAGTTCCGTACAGTTTAAATAAAGCCTGTTACAAGATTGGTTCTAACAAAGCATTGTTTGGAGCAACTCGAATTATGCAGAATTATGATGCTGTGAAGTTTTTTGTAGATCCAAACATTGGTGGTGATGAGAATATCGTTGGTACTACTGCATGGAAGAATAAGCATATTGGTACACCATTACATACTTTCCTTGAAGAGATTACTATTCATGGTGATTTTGAACAAGCATATGATAAAGCAGTTGAAAAAGGACTGACAAATATTGATAAGGATATGCTTCGTAAAAACATCTTTGATCCTATGATGGCCGAGATCCAGCAAATTGAAAAGGATGGTGGGAAGGTACTTGGAGAAATGGCTATTGGTAACGAATCATTGAATGCTTACGGAAAGGTTGACTTAACGGTTGTCCTTGGGGATGGTACTGTTAGAATAAGCGATTACAAGTCTAGTGAATCATCTGTTTATGATAGCAGTGGGAACTTCAGTGCGGAATATACAAAGTCAGTAAATGGAAATGCTTCTAAAGAGGTAAAGCATGCTACCCAGCTAGATATCTATGCTTACACAATGGGTACCGATGATGCCGGAAGAGAAAGCATTCCTGTTTCTGAAACGGAGATCAAACCAATCAAGTTTACTTTAAATGGAGATACCATTACGGATATTGCTTTTGAGAAACCAATCTTAAGAAAGGTTACTGTTAAGAATGTTAGTAATGGCGCCGAGGTGATAAATGGATTTAACCAGTCCTTGAATGACCTTGCTTCTGTAGATATGGCTCAAGTTACAGCAATGACAGAATATGAGTTTGCTTCAGAAATGGGTATTAGTGATCTTGATAAGATTAAAGGAGAAGCCAGTACTTTGAAAGCTACAATTATTGCAGCTAGTAAGAATAAGTCAATGACGAAAGACGAAAAGAAAGTTCTTCGCGATAAACTAAAGTCTTTGGAATGGGTTTTAAAAACAGTAAAAGGAAAATACGATAAATACAAAAAGGATCTTGATGTTGCTCGAAAACTATTAGGATCAGATGACCTTACTAAAAAGACTTATGCGGAGCTACTTGATTTATACAGAAGTTTAATAGCATTAGATTCGATTGCCAAAAATACAGAACTAGGTAGAGTTTTAAATGGTCTACGTGCAGCAATTGCATCCAAGCAAATTACAGATTTCAATACAGCCAATCCAGAGGATGCTGTGAAGGAAGGTGAAGATCTTTCTTTATTGGATGTATTAAACCTTGCTCCATCACAGATGAAGGCAACCCAGCCAATACTCAGGTTAATGACCAAAATGCAACTGGAGGCTTCTCAACGTGCACAGGACAAAATGAGAGTTCATCTAAAAGAACTTGAAAAATTAGATACTACGTTACGTCAAGAGTGGAATAAAAAGCATACAGATTTTTGGACTAAAGCAAAGCGATTTGTAAGTAAGACAGGAGGATACCGGTACTATGAGAATTTGTGGGAAACGAAGCTAAATAAGCAAACCGGAAAGATGGAACTTACTGGCAATTACAAGCTTTTAGATGATCCATCACTTTCTTCAATTGAACAGAAATATTTGGAGTTTATCTACAACTATAAATCAGATCCCAATTCTTCTGTTGGCAAGCGAATCATAGATGCAAAGAGTACTATCCGTCATGCCAATGGTGGGATTCAGATTGCTCCCAGCACATTTGAGATATATCACCGACTGGGATTCTTTAAAGCTTTGAGTCATTGGCTAAAAGGTGCTTATGCTATTGACAGTATTAACCTATATGTAACTAACCCAGCTACTGGAGCACAAGAGCTTTTAGCCTACAGAGATGTGATAGAAGCGGTTAATAAAGCTGTAGAAGCTAAAACCATTAGTAAGATAAAAGCAGCAGCACTGGTTGTTCAGTATACCAGTAAAGCAAAGAGACTTTTAGCCAGTGGAAAGCATGATGCTATTCCAGGAACAACGGCACTAGATATTGGTGGATTTACTTATCGTCGTGCTTCCATGATTGAAAATGGAGAGGTCAAGGAAAAAGAAATCAAAGGATACCAGAAAAGAACTCTTGATGAAAATCTAGAGTTAAGAAGTAGATTCTTCTATGGTCGAGGAAAGAAGTCAGGATTCTCGCTTGATGTTTATTCTGCCATGCAACAGTTTATTATGGAGATGGAGTATGAAACAGCAATGACAGAGAAAGTTACTGATGTAAATGGAAAAGACTTAAGTGTTATGGATATGGCCCTGATGGCTCAGGTAACTTATCAAACCAATAAGGATGTTCCTAATGCAGCAAAGTGGCTGGAGCATTGGGTTGATCAGAAGGTTTACGGCAAAGAAGCTAAAACGATGATCTTCGATGGAGAGAGAAAGGTTATTCAAGGAGTAATGGGATTAACTCATTTATCGGTAATGACCTTTGCTCCGTGGCTTGGTGCAAGTAACCTTGTCATTGGACTCATTAATAATGTAACCTTCGGAGGATTCACCCAGTACTTCAAAAATAGCTTTAACCGTTGGGGTAGAGATTTTAAAAAGTGCTTGGCTGTACTTCATGAGCATAAGATTGTCAACTACCGACCAGAGGTTCCTGATAACTCTTTTGTAGGAGCGTTTGCTAAGGCTTCCAGCTTCTTCATTTCTCTTGGGGAGAAGATCATTCAGAATAGTGCATTCATTAGCCGTATTCCAGATGATGTTTGGAATAACATGCAGGCTAATGCTGATGGAGGAATCGATTACATTGATCCAGCGGGACCACAGTTAACCGGAAGTGAAATCAACAAGCTTAAGATCCAGAACAGTAATATTCAAGGACGTTATGGTGAAGATGATAAGCGTAACTACCATAACGTTGCTTTGTGGCAACTAGCGATGCAGTTCAAAACCTGGCTTCCTGATACACTGAACTTATTCTTTGGTGGACGTATTCGCGATGTGTATGACCAGAAGCAAGTGGGTATGACCTCGGCGATGAGATTATGGCTCCAGTGGGCTTTCGATGCTCCAACCAAGGGAATGGCTGAGGCAAATGCGAATTATCAACAATTCAATAAGCTGTCAGAATTCAAGACCGCTCAAAAGAATGCCCTTAAGTTTATCCTTATGGCTAGTGGATTGTGGTTGCTGGCTTCTAGCGATGACGATGATGAAAAGAAGAAGCGCAGAAGATCTAGTGGGTTTGATTCAGTATTCGGCAAAAGTGAAGATGAAGCTTCTAAGGATATCTTGAGACAGTTCACTGGACTTATCAATCCTCGGACGTTGGTTGCTACGGCTTCTTTGCCAGCTTTAAATACGGTAGGTAAGTTCGCCGACCTCTTTGAGTCAATCCTATATGCTGAGAAATATGAGCAAAGTGGAGTTTATGGAATCAAAGGAGAATATAAAGCTCCCGATAACTTCCTGAAAGCTATGCCTTACAAGAATCTTTGGATTACTCTCAGTGGTGCTAAAAATGAGAACTATGGTCGAAGGAATGATTCACAGTTCGAATCTGATAACTTTGAGTAAAAAAAAACAACTAATACAAAAAAAACAATAAATTTGGACTACCATGGCACTAGCAAATAAATTCACTTTAGAACAGTACAGCAAAACCAAGTTGTTTGTAGTAGAACAAACTGGAGTGTATGATCCTATTAGTAATCCAGAAGGCTTTGGTGCAGATGATACAGATCCCAATCCGGACATCACCGACATTCAGGATATGGTAGATACAAAAGGAATTGTTTTGCTTTTGGAAACTATTGATGGAACTTACAGCTATGATGATACCGCCAGTATTCAATTAAGAGGATTCCCTAATACAAATGGAGTACGGTACATTGTTGAATCATCTTACTTTGGATTAGATCAGTTTCCTGATGGGCCGTTATCACTTACCATCCGTTACAGTGGTGAATACACTGCTCCTGATGGTGGAGGAGGAACGGTTACTGAAAGCTTCGTTACTCAATCAACAGAGAAAATCTTTGCTTACAAGGTCAGTGAGTGCTGTGTAGAACAGTTGGCTTTAGCTGTAGAGACTCATGATGGAGTGAAGTTCTGTGAGGAACCAACGGTAAAGGTTCATCGAAGAGCACGCGTTGTTTTAGACAGAATGCTTGATATTGCTCGAATCCCCAATTACAATTTAGCCACAGAAATACTCACGGAAATGCAAGCTATATGTGCTGGGGAGGGTGCTTGTGATGGCTGTTAAGAAAGTCTGCGATTATACGCTAACAGAATTCGTGCTTGGTCCTAATTACAGGATGACAGGTGTTCAGTACATGGATGAAGCTGGAGCAGTTCAGACCTTCCTTGGTACTGTAGATATGAATGATGTTACAGCAATGACGGCTTTCTTTGCTGACAAGCTTTTTGGAAAGTTTAAATACAGCATAAGCTCCAGTCAGGTTACTTTAACGCTTCATGGCTCACCATACCATTTACTATCGTTAGGATTCATTTATGATGACCCTACTTTTGGTACACTTTCAGAGGTCTATTACTTCACTGAATCTCGATGTAGATATATGCATGATCCTAACGTTGTGAGAGGATGTACTGATGAGGATGCAAGCAACTATGATTCTACTGCTGCAGAGGAAAATGATACTTGTGTATTTCCTGCGGAAAGCAAGCATGATAAGTTTTTAAGAATGTATGCAAACTTTGCACAAAGCAAGCATAGAAACTGGGTTCGTGGACAAAAAGACTGTTGCTGTGAGATGGATAAAGAACAGTTCTTCTCACAAGTGGTTAAGATTTCACAGAGGGTTCTCAACAGTGATGTTGAGTTGGCCCCAGAGGTATCTGCTACTGTAGAATTAGATTTTAGCACATTTGAGTTCATCACATTGGTTAATGGAATGAGTATAGATATTTCTATCCATTTCAGTGATAATACAGATTTACTGCTTACTACAATGAACGGAGATTTCTTGGGAATTACTCCAGAAGCTTTTCTTACACAAATGGTAGCAAGTATTAATGTAAGTAATCCAGATTTTGTAACTACATACTCAGGTTCGGGATATTTAGTTTCTATAACGGCGGCTCCGGGTTATGGTGCTTCCATAAATCAAGGAATAGTGGGAATGACGTTTCCTCCTTTTTATTCTATTTTTGATACTCATACTGATGGGGCCTTGGGCTTTTACTTAAAGGATGTAATCAATAATCCATTAAGTCCTGGATACGGATATACAATAGCAATGAATTTCAGTAGTACTGGATCTTATGGGGCAACATTACTATTTCATCATAATACTAAGCCGACTGTTACTTATTTAATACCTGCTTCTGGATTAACTGCTATTAATACTCCAATTTCTGTTGTTTATAATCCAATAACAGATAGAATTTATGTTGCACAGAAAGACACATTAAATCAAACAAGATTATACATTCTACACTTTGATGGTGCTGCTGTTACAACAGTAGATTTAGGAATTTATGCAACTTATAATTTAACAACATTAAATACTAAGCCATTATTTAATCCTGTAGATAATTCGGTTTATTTTGCTTCTTATAGTTTTGGAGGAGTAAACAAACATGGGTTTATTAAAATTGCACCAGATAGTATTACTGTTCCAACAATTTCTTTTTTGATAAGCGGCGATACAGCAATAGATCGACCAGTAATGAATACTGTTACTGGAGCTATTGCATATATGACTAATGGTGATCAATTTGAAGAACTTTCAAATACGGGAACAGTAAATGTACTTATTCCTACAGGAACATTATTAAGCTGTAAAGGCATTTCTTTTTTCAATCAATCTGGAGTATGGAAATACTTATTCTTTTATATTCCATCGGGTGGAGATTTAGCATTGCAAGAAATTAATAGTGATTATTCGTTGGGAACAGCTTACGATTTTGATACTGTTTATAATGGAGGAGATCAACCATTTGCAGAATATTTAAACGACTTAAATCTTATCTATTTGAAAAGTGGCACAAACCCTAATTTTTCAGTAAGAATTTATGATTTTAGTGCTTCTTTGGGAACAACACTAGCTGAAGTTGCTAGTTTTCCTATGACTACAACCAATGCAACACCTTTTGCTCTTTATCAAGAAGAGTTTGATTGTATGGTATGGGGAAATACGGGAACGGTTGGACCTGATTTAACTTATATGAAATATGTAAATGATTCAATTTATTCAAACATTGGTATATTTGACGATGGCTTAGATGCAATAGTAGAAACTGCCGAAGATGAATGTATTTCTTTTGAAGAAAATGAAACTTTGCTTGAGAATGCAACACAACTTATTATAAACTGCAATAACAATGTCTAAATCTCACATATCACGACACATGAAAGAAAATAAACCGTTTATCACTACGCCTGGAATTAATCACCTTGCTCCAGAAGGGCTAATGCCAATCTTAGCAAACTTTAGAATTGCTGGTCATGGATTACCCTATAAAATATTTCTATTTACATTTAATAATACGTCTGGCTCTGTTTTCTCTTACGAAAAACTCATCAATACAATTGATAAGGATTTAATAATTGATAGGGTATTAGGTGGTTCTTGGGTAATTAAAACAAGCACCGGAAAACCAATTAAAGATTTTAATAAGCATAGAATGTATTTTCAGGGTCTAGATGTAGCCGTTACTTTAAGTCTTGGTCCACAGCCTTATCAAATATTAGTTCCAGATAATAAGTCAAATTGGACAGAACTAGGAGTTCCTTTTTATTCAATAGATGCTTTTTCTACTCCTGTAGATGGTATTTCAGACAATCTATTAGGAATACTCTGTCTATTTGATTTGACCGATCAAGAAGCAAACGTAAATGTTCAAACATCATAATTCTAATCATTAAAAAAAACAAAATCATGAATTCAGCAAAATTATTTGAAGATGGTGCAGACCTTCTTCTTGAAAAAAACACTGGTAATGTAATTATCAAAGATGATGGAGTGTATCCAACAACCAGAACGGGTAATACTTTGACAGAAGTTCCTTGGGATATTACTGCTCAAGCAAAACTTAATACTGCTGTTGCTGCAATGGCAACGAAAGTATCACTTGATACAGCTAAAGGGCTTATTGACCTATTTGCAGAAAAGATGGAAGATTTCGACGCTCCAACTGAATAATAACCATTACTAAAGCAGATTAAATGCTATATGGCGTTATTACAAATGATGACAGGTATATCAGAGTTGATCGTATGGTTAACTCTGATTGCCGCCATAGCCATCCCTTCAATAGCATGGGGTGTTTCTATCACCAAACTTAATCAAATGAGTGTCCGTCTTGACAAACAAGATGGAGCTATTGAAGAGCAAGAAAAAATGATTTTGACTATGAAAGAAAAACTTAATGAAACAAATGTTCAGTTTGCTACAATAACAACATTGTTGCAACAAAATATTGTTCCAAACATAACTGATTTAAAGGCATCTCTTCGTGATCATTCTGCTCGTGCTGATAAATTAATAGATGTACTTATTACAATAACAAGCAATGACAAAAAAGATCATAGTTGAGTTACTTCGTTTTGGCGGTGATGCTGAAACAACCATGGGAAGATTTGTGATGGAAGAAAGACACCAGTGCTTTTCCATTGAAGATGAGTTTCATTTAAAGAAGCAACATGGGGACACTCGTATTCCTGAAGGTGAATGGGAGTTAGAGTTAGTCACTACTCCTAAATGGAGCAAGATTATGGATCATCCTATGATCCTTATTAAAGTACCCAATTTTACAGCAACATTAATTCACCCTTTTAATACGGAGAACCAATCTGAGGGTTGTGTAGGTCCGGCAGAAACTATTGGTTATGATTTTACTCTTAAGACTTTTCGAGGTAACCAATCAAGGATAGCTTATGATAAGCTGTATCCGAAGCTTTCTAAACTAATCAAGGAAACAAGAGCGTTAGGAATAATTCCTACGATAAATATAAAATCTCAAACTTGGAATCCTTATGATGAAGACGGCAACCCGCATGATATTATCCAGCCTCCTGTGTCTGGTACTATCGCTTAACTTAACAGCACAAACAGCACCATCTCTTTACTACACCTTTGATGCAAGCAACCCGTTATCTCCTACTCTTGGAACGGGTAATCTTACTGTGGCTGGCACTTACAGTACTCCTAGTGGAGGTCAGGTTGGGAAGAGTCTTCTCCTTACCCACAATGTCACAGGAAATGTAAGTGGAGGTAGCGTGAGTGCTACCAATGCAATCACTATTCAGTTTATTATGAAGCATGGCTACAAGTTTGACTTTAGCCGTGATCCACAAGTCTTTTCTTGGGGAAATGTAATCATTGATTGGTTCTATCCACAGATGCGCTTTGCTACAAGCACAAATACTGGTAGTGGTACCGTAAGTCATAATCTTAAGGTCTCTCTGGAAGGTGTAAATACACGTAGCTGGACTTACTATAAAGACAATGACTGGCACATGTATACGTATGTGTTCGATCCTGTAAATGGACGGAAAGCGATTTACGTAGATGGACTGCTTGCTTCAGGATTTGAAGTCACAGGACTTAATACTGGAACAATTAATGGGACGACAAATAATATTAGATTGAATGCTGCTGGTGTTTCTTATCAGAAGCTTGATGCTTCAATGGATGAGATTGCTGTTTATCCGGTGGCTTTAACGGCAGCACAGATCTATAAAAACTTCCAGGAGATTTCTGCAGGTCAGCATTACACAACTTCATTAGCAAGCTCAGTTCCTTTGGCTCTTCCTACAACAGCATCAATGGATGTTAATGAGTTTCCAGTAGGGTATGTGGCTAATTCAGCAAGTGCAAGTAGTGTTACCATGACGGCGCTTACTCAAATGAAGAATGTTCCACTTCCACGGTACAAGCCAGGACATACTGCACTTCGACATAAGAACTGGATGCAACTGAATTACTATGGAGGTTATAAACAGTTGACGGATGTTCAAGCCAGAGATACTTCGTATGAGTTAAATAGGCAGATGGCTACAAAGTGGAATTACATGATTCTCATTTCAGATCATGTACTCAGCAACAAGGGTAATTATACTAATCCCAATCACTGGAGCTATCGGTGGATCCAATTGGCTAATGCTAATCCAACGATTCCAGCTTCAGTAATAACCTTCTGGGCCCAGCTTAAACCAAGAAACTGTAATGTTCCTAGAGATACAAGTTATATTTCAAGTAAAGGGTTAACGGCAGGTTACTACCAACGGAATGCTAGCGGTCAGTTTTTAACATTGGGAGGTACCACAACTACTGCGGGATCAAGCAAAGTAATCAGTCCGGCTTGCCCTCCTGATTCATTACGTAGAGATGGAGAAACGATAAACTGTGCTTTACAGTACTTGCAAACACTTCTTACCAGACCAATTAATCTTATCAGTGAGAACAATGAGATTCTTCCAATATGGAAAGAAACGACGCTTGCTTTAGATCCAACGGTAGTGGCCGCAAAGGGAGCTTTGTCGTGGGATGAATATGTACCAACGGGAAAAAGTAGGTTAAGCCACATTTACAGAGATCAGTTTACTCCGGGTGTTCAAGCGGTAGCTGCCTCAGCAGGTCAATCGTTCGTTTATTCAGAATACGCTGTTTACTGTTACGATGGACTTGATAATACTGATGATAAGCTTCGCTGGAAAGGAGAGCGTCTTACTCAGGATTTAACCAATGGAAGAATCCTATCAACATTTGATTACTATCCTAGAAGGCCTGGTGTTTGGTGGGGACAGCCAGGAGCATTTAAAGGATGGTTTGCTACTATTGAAAATATCAATGGAACGATAGCTTCACAGGATAGTTTTATGGCGCCCTTTGTCAATGCTGGCTGGTCAACAAATCCGGAGTCTGACATGAGAGCATCACAATATTTAGGCAATATGAAATTGCTTTGTGCTTTAGGTGCTATCCGATTACAGCCAGCATATTTTAATCTTGATATTTCCAATATTGCCAATCCTAAAGGGTATGCTTATCAAACGATGATGCCTTCTTACGCTCAAGGAGCATTTACGAATTATCCAGATTGGGAGAATTCAATACTTCTTGGTGGCGATTGGGTATTTAAACCTGAGAAGATCGGTACACTTACTGGATTTCAGTATTACTCTGGAGACCGGCATAAGGTTATTGTGGTTAGACAAAGTAGAAGTAATTCTAATGAGTATCTAATTACATCCTGCTTGCAAAGACTTACCAACATGGCGGGAGAGAATGCTTCAGGACAAACTGCAGCAATCACTTTGGCTAGTACTACAGTTACCATTCCTGTGCGTGAACAAGGTTCTGTAATGAAGTGGAACAAAACAGACAGTACTTTAGTTTGGTATGATCAGTGGCATGGTGCTGGAGATCCTACTAGGTGGGATGGAGATTTTTATATTCAAGCTGAAGTTCCAGATGCCGGAACTCCTCCACTAAAAACGTATGGCAATGTAGCGTATGATTACTCTGGCAATATTACTACTGCGGTGAGTTATGCTGATACGGCCACTGTGTTTGATACATTGAAGTACACCTTTCAGCCAAGAGCGACAAAAGCTTATTATGTATGGGTAAGAGCAAGAAGTAAAGACGGAACGAGTGGAAATGTTATCTTGCGCCTCAATGGGCTTACAGAAGATACAACGAAAGCAATCACAGAAACTAATTGGTTCTATTATCGGTATAAGCTTACTAGCAGTGATACTATCAAATACACTGTTACTGGTGATATTGATAATATTATTAAGTTTCGAGTTACTAATAAGAAAATTGAGGTAGATCAGATTGTACTGACTACAAGTGCGGCACTTACTTTTCCTGAAAGCACTGTTATTTGTGGGTTAACGGCCAATGTTACAGCTGGAGGACCTACTACCTTTTGTGCTGGATTAAATGTAGTGTTGACTGCTACGGCCTCCAGTACTTATTTGTGGAGTACCGGTTCTACAGCACAGAGTATTACTGTTACTACGACTGGAAGTTATAGTGTTACTATTTATGATGGTGCTGGATGTAGTGGAACATCATCGGCAACGGTAGTTACAGTAAACGCGGCACCAAGCATTCCTACGATCACGGTAACGGCAGGAACAGTTTGCTATGGTGATACATTAACTCTTCAGTCAAGTGCTTCTACAAGTTATCTATGGAGCACAGGGGTTACTACGCAAAGCATTAATGTAATGACAGATGCATTGTATCAGGTAATCATTAGTGATGCAAATGGATGTACGGCGACGAATGATTATACAGCAGACTTCAATCCACCGGTTACTGCTAATACACAGGCATTAACGTCGATTACTGGATGTAGTGGTGATACCGTAAGTCTGAGACTTTATAATTCTTATACTTATTCTTCTTTTGGTTGGTTTTCTTATCCTGACACTGCCACGGTAACATCTACAGACAGCATATTCACTTTTACTATTTCTGGTACCGATACGGTAAAAGTGTTGGTAGAAGATGCTGATGGATGCTATGGGGTGAGTCCTGCTTATGTGATTAAGCTAGATCAGTGTGATACTTGTAGTTCGGTTAAAACATTAAGATCTTCAGAAATCACTAAAAGCAGAGCGAAGATTGCTTGGGCCAAGATTACAAATGCTAATTACTTTGAGATTTATTTAACTGACAGAACGACTGGAAAAATTATTACAAGTACTGTCGAGGGAGCCAGAAGAAGTAGTATTATTACTGGACTGAAGCCAAACACTCCGTACACGTATTATGTGATCAGTTACTGTTTGGATGGAAGTACATACACCAGTGTAACCAAGAAATTCACAACCTTAAGATACTAACAACTATGGAAGCAATCACACATTTACTTGAATCAATCTTAGGGTTGAGTTTAAGGCATTTCATCTTTATTTTGATGGGAGCAATTACTTATATTCTGGATAAATATAATGAGCAGAACTTGAAAAACAAGCTTGCTACTAAAGGGGTAAGTTTAAATTTTTGGGGAGAGTATATGTTCACAGCTGAAACAATGACAAGTTTTATTGTAACGATTGTTCTATCAATTTTTGCTACTGGAATTGCTGTTGATCAGTTACCGGAAAGGCCGATGATTACTGCTGTTGGGGCAGGCATTGCAGCTTATGGTGGTGCAGCGATACTTAGAACACAGATGAAGAAGTATCAGTACAGCAAGGAAATCAAAGCACAAGCTAAAGAAGAGGAGGGAACAAATGAACCTTAGAGAAGGAATTTATATTATCGTTATTGTCTTTCTTCTGTGTTTGACTACATGCAATATGCGTAAAGCACAGCAATCTGAAGACATGATGTATGCAATGAATGATACATTGATCCAGACGGTGAATAAGAACGGAGAATTGCAATCACAGAAGGTGGTTTACATGGCTCAGGTAGGTCAACTCAAAAGCCTTGTCAAGAGCAAGGATAGTGTTATCTCAAAGCTGGCGAAGGATGTTAAAAGGGCTACTATTGCCAGAGGGTTTATTGCTTCTTCTACGCATGATACATTATTTGTTCCTGTTACGGAGTATGTCAAAAGTCCTTGCGATACATTTAAAAGACAATATTTCCTAAAGGATAAGTGGGGAGAGTTTAACATTACTGCTATGAATGATCGGGTAATGCTGGCTTATGGAATAAAGAATGCTAGTACTGTTGATATAAAGTGGCAGAAGCAAGGATTATTTAAAAGGTCATTACCTGTTGTTATTGTTACGGATCACAATCCGAATACTACGACAAGCAGGATAGAGTTTTTAGTTGTTAAGAAGCCTCCTTTGCCTTGGTGGACGTATGCTCTACCTGCTGTTGGTGGATTTATACTTGGAAAGCTATAAAAAAGAAAGCCTCGGATATACCGGGGCTTTTCTTCTTCAATCGGTGTTGGGGTGGTCATTATTGTCGATATATGTAAAGCGTATCAATAATATTGTCCTTTACTATTATTTCAAGTTCAGGTGTTATTGGTTTAGTTGATTTAATCACTTCATCAATCCAAAGCCAATCTATCAATTCCCAACAACCCCATATTGCAAGCCCTACGAAGAAGCATAGCCATAATAATGGCGTTATGTTAAAGCTATAATCACCCATTTTTCACCTCCTTTATATTTTTTTTAACAATGGTTTTAGTTTCTTTTTTCATCTCTTAAATTCTTTACAAGTGTTGTCGTGTTGAGTTTTTAGTTTGTGTAGCTTGCAGTAATGAGAAATCCAAAGATTTTGACCCCATTCACCCGCCTTTTTTGCTGACGTTGTT